TCGTGACCTGTATGAATTCCTAATATAATCATTGAACAAATGTGACTTTTTTATCGTTCCAATATACTCTTTTTTCAAAGTGTTTCCACTCTTTAATATCAATTTGACCAAAATACATAATCTTGTCTGCGTTCTGCGCAATCAAGTCGTATTGGTGTAGTTTTTGGGTTGGGTGGTGTGGTTTGTCGTAGTATTCTTCCGACATTCCACTATAAAGATTCATTGGAGTTGATGCGAGATTGTATTCAATATAGTTTACATCTAATTCAATACAAAACTTACGAACCCACTTTTCAATGCCCATCTGATTACCACGACTCACAATAGTGAGTTGGTCTCCAAACTTTTGTTTTAGTTTAAATATAAGGTCTTTGATTTCACCACGATTTTCGTATCGCTCGTCACCAATTAGTGCGATTTTCATATCACCTTTTTTATTATATAACCTTTTTACTCGCAACCGATTTGGATTGTTTGTTTGATAGTTCTTCATCAAAATAACTCTCTCAACTTTTGTTTTTCTATAACTGATTTTACTTTACTTACATAATTAGGGTCTTCAGCATAAGAAGCGTTCAAATACCGAAAGTATTCTTCTTCAGTTTGAATACCACCCAAATACCTACATTGGTAAAATGCGTAATCGTATACTGATTCTTCCCAAGTATCGTAATATGCGTGGTTGTGTTGTGTTCCCTTCGCGGTGTTAACTCGTTGTTTAGCTTGCTTCATACCAAACAAGTTGTTGTTTTCTCGGAAGATTTTTGAGTTAAACTGACCTGTTTCTACATATGATTGAGCCAATGCAATGTGAGGGAACTTTATGTTTAATTCTTTCATCAAAGTTATTAACTCATCTTGATTGAATGGTGTTTCTTTGATGTTTAGAAGTAGTAGGTTTTTTTCATAACTACTCAAATCTCCAAACGCAGCATATCTACCGATTCCGTAAGATACACTACCAATTACAAATGTAAAACCTGCTAAAACAAGAATTAGTTTTTTGAATCCAATTCGTTTGAATTCCAACAGGGTTTTATTGTAGCTATACAACATAATTAAGGATTTTGGTTAAATAGTGTGTCGTTGTGATTTCGGACACAAATCATCTCGGTCCTTGAACGGACAAAATCTACAATTCTTACCTTTCTCACCGGCTTTGGCTGGGAATAGACCATCTACACGATAGGTTCCATCTCCATTAAAAGCAGCAGATACAAAGGTGTCAAAGTTTGATGTGATTTCTTTCAAAGTCCGACTACCAGCGGATGGTTTGAATAACTGAATTCGTTTATCGTAGATGTTGTTTTCACTCAACTTTCGTTTTAGAATGATGTATTGAACATCAATTCGGTCAACATCATATCCGTATTGTTCGGAAAAGAACTTTTTGTATAGAACCAACTGAGCGGTCTTGGTTTTGTCAGCCTTAGCCCACTTGTTCCAACCACTCGTAGATGTTTTGATGTCATCAATAATAATACGGGCGTTTTCAGTATCCTCAAACACCAAGTCAAGGAAACCCTTCATCATTACATTCTCGTTTGCCGTTGGGTAGTAGATTGGTAATTCAATACCTACCAACTTGATTTTCTTGGTAGAAAAGTACAAAGCCCTCTTCTTCTTCAAATACTCAATAATCTCAACACCATCTTGGTAGAACTCATTCATTTGTTCTTTGGTGGTAAACTTTTTACCATAGATAGCCATTGTTTTTTTGTATTCGTTAGCCATTGTGTCTCTCAACATTGAGTTAAGGTCCATCTCATTGGCTTTCTTAACACTTGAAGAATACATAGTGTCTAACCACGCCTGAATGGTTTCGTGCATTGAAGTTCCAAATATAAGATGGATAGATGGGTCATCTATTTTGTGACCATCCATATAGGTTAACTTCCATTGTTGAGGACAATTAGCCCACATCGTATATTGGGAATAGGAAACTTTTACATCACCCTGCTTTTCTACATAAACAGGAATCTGAAGTAGTGTTGTCTTTGACTTTTTCATCTATACAAATATACGAAAAAGTTTTTAATTATCCAAATTTTTTACAGACTTTTTTAGCTCAACTTCAACTTCCCAACTCGGCTTTCGTTCACGGATATATTTTAAAATACCAACAGCAACTTCATCAAACTTTTCATCAGTCACAATGTAGGTCACCTCACGAACGAGTTTACCATTATCATATGCAACTTCCAAAGCCCCCATTTGAGCACAAAGTTCACCCTTGTAATAAATGTCGGTTCCTTTGTAAGAAAACCCTTCCGTAGAAACGTTTGCAAGCGGATTTACAGCACAAGAACTTAAAAGGAGAATACTCCCAAACAAAATGTTTTTCATAATTTTATCCATTTTTGATTACTATCTAATCTAAAAGAACCAAAGTGTTCTCGGTTCCATTCATTTGGCGAAATCAAAGACAAAAACAAATTACCATCATTACCAATATATAAATGGTATGCTTCGCCAATCACAGGTTCAAAACTGAACTTTGCTTTGTAAACCAAATCATTCCACTTAAACTCATCTACCAATTTTTGATATTCTTCTTTAAGTTCGTTGAATTTGGTTTCTAATTGTTTGTTTACTTTGTTTACACCCCTTTGCTTCCAAAGGTCTACATCATCACTTTTGATTATGGGCGCTCCAACGTTTGTAGCGTATGGAAGAAGATGGGCGTTATACCCACCTTCTTCACTATACACCACATAGTCGGGCTTTTTATTTTCCCCACTTACCACGCTGAACAATCTGAGCGATAATTCCGTAGACTGAAAGGTCTTCGTATGTATCTTGGATTGGCTCACCAACCTCATCTGGCTGACCAAATACTACCAACTGCTTCAATCGCTGAACCTTGTCATTGATACGGAACCAAAGACCTGTAAGTGATAGTTTTACTTCATCTTGGGTTTGTAATGCGGTTCCTACGGAAATGTTACCAGGTCCATAGTTTCTCTGCTTTTTACAAAAGGTAAGGTACATTTCATCCAAAATGTTTTTGAACTCTTCGGTAGTTTGTGGATATACTCTCTCACAAAACTCAACTGCGGATTCCGCTTCAGGTTGAGTTGGGCTGTATTTTGCTTGGACTTCTTCACCAACCCATTCTACTTTTGTTTTTGCTTCTTTAATCATTTTAGCCATTTGTCTATTTCTTTTGGGTCAACCCCATATTTAACAATTATTGATTTGATTTCATCCTTGGTAAGAATATCAAGGTAATCCAAAACTTCACGAGATGATACTTCATAGTATTTACACAAATACTGAATTACATTTTTATCCCATTTATCTTCGGACTTGCCTTTGATGTACTTGTTGAATGATTTTTTCTTTGGTAGGATATCCAAATAAAACTTGTAAACCTCTCGTGGGGTGAGTTGTCCGTTGGTGTACTGATTAACTATGTTTACAATCTCAATGTTATCAGCACCCATAGACAAGAACCGATTCACCATATAGGTTTCAAAAGATTTCTTATCCATAGGGGACAAACTCTCCCACGGAGTTTTTAGATGTGTAATACCACCCAAGTGGTCAAATAACCCCTTGGTTTTTACTACACTATCATCACTTTTCTTCGCCACCTTCAAAGAACTCTTTAGGAGTGAACTTTGGGTGTACGGTTCCACACTCATTACATACCACCACAGGAATAGGCAACATTGATTGTTGACCATTTGGAGACATAACCGCAGGGACTTCTTTGAACATAGTCACCTCGGTGAAGAAAATACCTTCACAATTAGGACAGCTTACCGTCTTTAACTTGAAAGGGTCTACGTTAATCTTTGGTGCTTGTTGAGTGGGTTGTTTTTGACCCATTGGAATTACTTTACCTTTTGCCATTTTAAATACTTGTTATAATGTTTAACATCATCGCCATTACGTTGATTTCTTTATCAACTACCATAGTGTCTTTATACTGACCATCTGCGATGTTTAAGATGGTCTGTCCGACTTTACCCTCTGCATATTCATCAACTCTATCGTATAATGTTCTATACAAAGGTTCAAAGCTTTTAACACCTGAATCAGCAATAATTTGTCTGACATTAGTGAACTTTGTTTTTGCATCATTTTTAGACATCAATTCTTGTACCACTTTGTCAGTATAATTTGCTTCAAGAGTTGATTGTTTGTCAATCACCAATTTTCCGTTGATTACTTGTCGTTGAGCTGCGTTCAACACCCTACGGATGTCAGGATAACCACTATTAACAATCACAGCCAAATCCGACATTTCAAATTCAACACCCTCTTGGTTTAGGATTTCATTCAGTCGTTTTGCGACTTCCTTTTTGGATGGTGGTGTAATAGCGAATGTCTGACAACGAGATTGAATGGGGTCAATTACCTTTTCAACAAAATTACAAGTCAAGATAAAACGAGTTGACGCTGAAAAGGTTTCCATAAGATTACGGAGAGCCGCTTGGGCGTTTTGAGACAAATAATCAGCCTCATCCAAGATAATAACCTTCCACTTACGAAATCCCATAGAAGATGCGAATCCACGAATTTTGTCACGAACCGCATCAACGGAGTTCTCATCCGAAGCGTTGATATACATCAAATCACAATCAATTTGATTGGTGATGATTTTTGCGAGCGTAGTCTTACCTGTTCCGGCTTGACCATACAGCAACAAATGCGGAACATCTTCGTTTTGGATATAAATCTTTACTTTTTCAAGGATATGTTCATTTCCAACATAACCTTCCAATGTATCCGGTCGGTATTTTTCAACCCATAGTGAATTACTCATCTTCCTACTTCTTTTAGGTATTTTTCTTTACAATCTTCCCACGACATACCAATGATGTCAATATAAAACAGCGATTCTGGTTTGATACGACCTTCATCAAATAAAGTTGTGTATCTACGAATAGCTTTAGGTTTCCACCAATTCATCGTATATTGGTCACCATCGTTAAACTTGTCTTTCATTACAAGTTGGTCTTCGGTGATTTCATTACGAAGAAACTCATTACCATTCTCATACATCTGAGCGAAATATACACCTCTTTTGAATCCGTGTTGATAGTGTGAACCCTTCAAACCAAGTTCTTTAAAAATCATCGTAATGACTTTTTGTTTAACTCCGGTTGCGGGTCCATCTACACCTTCTTTTTCAGCGGTTTGTTTGGCGTATTCTTCAGCTTTGTGTTCCTTTACCCATTGATGCCATACCTCATATACTGAATCATCCGGTTTGGTAGAAACCTTACCTGCGGATTCGCCGAGGGTTTTGAAATGTGGGATTCCATTATATTGGGAGTGGATACCATACAAAGAAGTGGTGCCTACTGCGATTAGAGTTTGTCCGTACTTTTCTTTCCAATGTTTACGAACTTCAGGCGATGTCGACATACAAGCCACTAATTTACCACCCAAGAAATTGTACCCCAAGGGTTGAGTACACACAATCGTACTTGCGATAGTGGTATGATTCAAACGACCATCTTTGTATTTGTTGTCTTGTGTCCACCCAATGTAGGTATCCCTAACTCCCAATGATGTGACATCTGAAGCCAGCGAAATCAATCCAAGAATCTTACCACTAACCTTGTCCTTAATGTAGATTTTTACATTACGACCGGGGTTAGCATCAAAAGACATCGTATGGATTAACTTTCGGATTTCGGTCCAACGAGTAGATTCCTTTGGGTCATCAACAATTTCTACATAAGGGTCAAGGTCTTCAATTTCTTTGATTGTTTGTTCCTTGTTGTAGATGTCAGTTGGCATCCAAAGAGAATTGTAGTGAAGCGCCAGACTTGCTTTTCTCTTCATAGAGGTATCCAAGTCGTGATTCCACTCCTGCCACTTTTTATATAGCGTTTGTTCTTCTACTGACATAGTAGAAAGGTAGTCCATATTATCTATGAACTTTTTCTTTTCTACATCGTAGTCAAATTCCGGCTTCGCTGGTTCAGTATCCCAAAACATTACTTTACTTCTACAAGGTAGTAATTAGATTTGTATCCTTCGTGTTCAAAAGAAACCGAAGCAAGACCTTGTGATGAAATCTTCATAGAAGATGACTTCGCGTTTCGGTTTGCGTTGAGGATTTCTTTCAAGTATTTAGCTGAAAATGAAATAGGTTGAACATCACCATCACAAGTACAATCAACATTGATAGAGATTCGGTTTGAGTTGATTTTAGAGTATCCCAAAATAACCTCACCTTTGTTGTTATTACAAGTAAAAGTAAATGTGTCAGAATCACTCAAAGCACCCTTTGACTTGATGAACGTTGCGACAAACGCTTCATCCAAAGTGATGGTTGAGTTAAAGTTGGGGAGTTGCTTGAGTTCGGGAACTGCTGGGATAACTGACAATTCAGCCAACACATAGTTTACCGATGTTTTAGCATCTGAAAACACCAACGTGGTGGTATTTGCATTTACATCAACATTACCATCAAGAACACCAAGAAGACCTTTGAGTTGTGAAGTGGTGTAGATACCAAACTCTCCATTTGGGAAAGATTTATCTTCACTTTCTACAACACCCAAAAGAGTCTTGTCATCGGAGATAAAGCGAACTGACATTCCTTCATCAGATGATACTACCTTAACGGATTCAACTTCACCGCCGAGGTTATAACGAGAGATAAATCCCTCAAATGAACTTTTCTTCATACTTTTTAATTTTTAGTTTAGACAAATATACGAAATAAAATTGGATTATCCAAACCATTGGTGGATTTTTTGTTTTCTTTTTTTAAATCGGTAAATGTAAATGTTCTTTGTCAGCGTTTCCACATATTGAGCACTTCCATTATCCAATGCGTTTTTCAATTCAATAGCAACGGGCTTTAATTTCCCATTGTGTTTGTTTCTCAAAGTTTTGTCGTGATATCTACGACCATTCCACATAATAACTCTACCGGCTGATGTTTCACCCACACACTCAAAGTTAGTGGCTTTATACACCACTCCCTCGTGTCCAAATGTTTTATCAGCATATGAGATTATCATTTCCAAATCAGTATTTCTCTGCAACCACCGAAGTGTCCAACCTATGAAATATGATTCGGTATTTTTTGGAGTATCATCAATACAAACCAGCCGTTTCAACTCTAACATTTTTGATGGGTTGGATGTATATTTTTCAGCAACACCAACCATCCCCAAAGAACCATATACCATAGCACCAATCATAGTATCACCATCCATCAACTTAAAACAATAT